TTTAATTTAAATGTATTTGCCATTTCTATTTCCTATATTATCCAAGGGCAATTGCCATAGCAACTGCATCGTTTTCGTCTGATCCCCATGCTGCTGTTCCAGCTGAAGCATATCTTAATATCTGCCCTGCAGAACCTCCAGCAGGAATATGATTATATCCTGGAGTTGTTGGATGGGTATATACTGTATCTGTATAATTACCAGCATGTATATTAGTACTGCCTTGATCCGTTGTCCAATCTAAGTGTTCATTAGCAACAAAGCCAGTTAAAGTATCATGATTTAAAGTAATTGCACCAGTATTACCATCAACGCTTAATACAGCATCAGTAGGTGTAGCAAGTAATGTAAAATCTGCCATTGTTCCAGCAGATCCACCATTATGAATATAACTCTTATTCTCATCAGATCGTACTACAACATCACCTGCCTGAGTAGTCAATGCTAGATGAGCTGATTGATTAGCTGCAGTTTGAACTGTAGTTAAAGCTAAAGAAGCTGCTGAAAATTCTGTTCCAGATAATGTAATACCTGTGCCAGCTGTGTAAGTTGTATTTGTGTCAGTAGGTACTACCCAAGCATTGTCGCCTCTAAGGAACGTAGTATTCCCAGCTGTGCCTGTAGCAGATAGCATTGGAATATCAACTGCATCAGTTGCAATAGTAGCTGCAAAAGAACCTGTACCTGAACCTGTTACATCACCTGTTAAGGTTATTGTTTGATCACCAGTATTAGTTCCTGATATAGCGTCTAGTTTAGTATTGTCTGCAGTAGTAAAACTAACTTGCGACAATTGACCGTCTTGTACTGAATAACTTTGTATAGCAGCCCAAGCTGAGCCGTTATAATGATATAAAGTATTATCAGTAGTATTAAAGTATAAGTCACCTTCATCTAATGAAGATGTTGGAGCAGAACTAGCTACTCTATATTGAGCAGCAAAACTGTTAACGCTTGATATATTATCAGCAACAGTATTCATATTAGTTACATTGTCTGCTGTACCTAACGTATTCATATCCGATACTACATCTGCAGTACCTAATGTATTAAGGTCAGCTACGACATCTGCTGTTCCTAATGTATTCATATCTGCAACAGCATCAGCTGTTCCAAGTCTACCTATCTCAGTAGCTTTACCTGCAACACTAGTTACATCTGAACTTATGCCAGCTACTGTAGCAATATTACCAACAACACCTGAAGCTCCAAGGGTTGCCATGTTAGTTACATTAGCACTTGTTCCTAAAGTATTCATGTCAGTTACTACATCAGCTGTTCCTAAAGTATTTAAGTCAGCGACAACATCTGCAGTACCTAATGTGTTCATGTCGGCTACTACATCAGCAGTACCGAGAGTATTCATATCAGCAACAACGTCAGCTGTACCTAAAACATTCATATCAGCTACTACATCAGCAGTACCGAGAGTATTCATATCGGCTACTACATCTGCAGTTGCCAAAACATTCATGTCAGTTACTACGTCTGCAGTACCAAGAATTGCCATATCTGCTACAGCATCTGCGGTGCCTAATCTACCTATTTCAGTAGCTTTAGCTGCGACTGCGCCTATATCTGTAGCATCTCCTGCAACAGCTGTAATTTCAGAATCGATTCCAGCCACTGTTGTTACATTGCTTGATATACCTGCTACTGTAGTTACATTAGCTTGAATACCAGATACTGTATTAATATGTCCTTGTTCAGTTGAAGTAGGTTTAATTGCAATCCAAGAAGAACCTTCTCGAACAAACATTTGATCAGAAGCAGTATTCCAATATAATGCTCCAGCTATTAAAGCATCCCCGTCATTATCTACAGACGGTGCTGATGATTTAGCTCCTAGATATCTATCGTCAAATGAGTCATAAGATGCTGCAGCATTTGTTGCACTTGTAGAAGCACCACTAGCGCTTGTAGATGCAGCTGAAGCACTACTGGCAGCAGCTGTTGCGGAGGCAGCAGCCTCAGCAGCGGAAGTATCTATAGCAACTTCAGAACCTACGTCACCTGAATAAAAAGAATTTCTTGCCATATATATCTCCTACAATAACGGTGAGTCAAAACGAGAAGCAAAAGAAGAACCTTTTAAACTAGCTCTTATTTCTTTTTGATTTAACGCATTAACTTTTCTTAATGTTAATTCATTAAACTTTTGCTCCATTTCTACATCACCTAAAAACGTAGCACCTACAGCACATGAAGCATAAAGTATTGTTTCAAATTCTGTTCCTAAGATCCAAGGTATTGTTTCAATATAAGATGTTCCAGTACCTGTACCAACACTTGTAGCTTTAAATATAGTGCCAATATTATTGTTAGCAGCACCATGGTTAGTCCAAGTAGTAGTTCCAACTACTGCAATTTTATAATAGTTACCTACAACCATTGCAGTCGCAGCTGTAGCTGCTGTAGCATAAGTTCCTACTGGATCTTCCGCTTTATAATAAGTCATAACAAATGTACCGGAAGCCTCTTGCTCTCCATTTTCATCTGTTAATAAAAAATTGTTTGCTTGTCTTGTATAAGAATGAGTAACCTTTTGATTACTAAATGTTTTTGAATCAATTCTACTTAATACAATATCATCATCTTTATCAGCCTTATCAAGCTTTAATTCTATAATTTCAATTAATCCAGCAGGAATTATTATACTGGAATTAGTTGATGTAACTGAAAATGATTGCACTACTTCTAATGGTGGAACTCTAAGATCTTCGTAAAGTCTTGCCTCACCTATAGAAATAAAATCATCTAATTGAGAATCGGTTAGATCTGACCTGTTAAGCCAGTCAGCTACTCCTGTTCGTAAAGTAACTTGGTCTTTAATAGTAGCCATCTAAATCTCCTAAATTTTAAATCTGTTTGAAATGCCACCTGTAAGTAGCTTTGGGTATTCCTCTCTTATTATTCTTTTAAACTTTTCAACTTGAGCAGGATATTTAATAAAGTCAGCGGAGTGAACATCAATGTTGTATTTAGTATATATATCAATTGCAACAATATCTGGTATTATCGCAAAACTTTTCATTGTTGTATTACCACTACCTGCTTGTCTCATATCTTGAGCGTAATCTAAATAATCTTGCACATTTTGAGTCGCAACTCCTCTACCTTCTTTGACTCTAGATTTTATTGTACTCATAGCATTCCTTATATAAAATAACCCCGAGAAAAACCCGGGGTTATAGTTGGCTTAATTAGCCGCTTAAGTTATCAACTAGACCAGAAGCACTTGGGTTCAAGCACTCTAGAGTAGTTTCATGTACCATTAGCGCACGTAGTCTATCACCATCTTCAGAGATATCTCTGTGGTGTAATGGACGTAGTGTTGCCATCTTAAACATTGATGAATCATATACTAAGATATTATCATCAGCTGCTGCGTTAGCTGCACCAGCACCAGAGCCAGTGTGACCCATAATGTAGTTAGGAACTACCTGTACAACTCCAAAATCAGTTTCATATACTTCTACTGATTGACGAAGTTTTCCAGAATCGTCGATGTTACGACGAACGTTTCCATTAGAAACTTGTCCTTGTGCCGCTGTTGAGAAGCTACGCTTAAGACGTGGTGACATCATAAGGGTAGTAGGTCTTCCACCATTTTCCCAACATGCTTGCATTACTGAATCTACTTGAGATAAAGTAAATGCTGCTGCTGAGCCTGCTGATGTAGGAACGTTAGAACCATCTCCTGCACCGTTAGTGATATTGCCACCTGAAGCGTTAACAGTATTAGCTGCCTTCACCCAAGATTGGTATCCACCCATAACACGGTTACCTGAAGAAGACTTAACACCTTTACCAGTTGTTAATGCCCACTCGATATCACGCATCAATTCCTTACCACGTTTTTCAGACTGATATTTAAATTCAGACTTACGACCTGCTTTAGATACATTTTCCATAGTACCTGAAACTTCAATCGACTTAGTAAAGATTTGTGTTTTGTTATTTAAACGAGCTACAACTGGACCAGTTGAAGGTGTGCCTGGGAAGGCCGCGCCCTCAGCGTTATTATTCGCTGCTGGTGGTTGTAATTCGTCAGTTGACCATTCATGTAAAATTGCTGTAGCTTTTGCTCTACCACAAGAGGACATAAACGGTGTATCATCACGAACAATATTAGAAATAAAGTTCGCAAGATCCTCGCGGTTACTTGCCGCGTTTGTTGCCGTTGTAAACGTTGTTGCCAAAATATTCTCCTATTTGACTAGTTGAAGAGTTCGGAGTTATCAAATATACTATCGTAAGTTTCATCGCTAAGAACCTTTAAATCTTTATCAGATCCTTTTCCTTTAGCAATTCGTTTACGAGCATCAACACTCTTTGTCTTCACTTTGTTTTGTTTTGAAACAGGCTTTTTAGCAGATACTGTTTTAACTGGAGCTTTTTTGCGTTTCTTAGCTCCTGTAGAAGCAGATGTTTTTAATACACGGTAGTCATTAATAAATTTAGCAATAAGCGGTGATGCAATTGTATTAACAAATTCCTCAGGAATTCCTTGTTCAACTGCAAACGCATAATTATCTTGCGCCATTTTATCTGACCAGTCAGGAATTAATGTCTTGATTTCCTTTTGAAAAATCTTTACATTTTTTTCTGCTGTTTTACGATACTCTTCTTCTTGAGCCTCGATCATTTTATCCGTTGTTTTACTACGTTCAGCTTTACGCTTGGTATATTCATCTTCTAAAGATCTGTACTTATATTGTAGTGTTGCTAAATCATCATCAACTCCTTCAACATAACCATCTTTAGCCATTTTGTCCATAACATCTTTTCGGCTTTGTAGTAAAGCTAGATCTCTATCATCTTGCTGTTTAAGTAAATCTTCATTTATTTTTTGAAATATATGTGATTTCTCTTTCTCAGTTTCTAACTGTTTGGCTTGTTCCGCCAGTTCTTGACCTTTTTTAGTCTGGCTCTGATTAGTTTGATAACCTTTGATCAACTCTTCTATTGTTACTTCAGATTCTTCACCATCCACTTTAACTGGTACAAGATATTCTAAATCAAGTTCACCGTCCTCTATTTCATCAGATTCTTCGTCTTGGGTAGATTCCTCATCCTCATCGTCCTCTTCTTCCGTAGCGTCATCATCCTCATCATCATCAACATTTTCAGCGTCCTCTTCAGCGGGGTCTAGATCTTCGCCTTCAAGTTCTTCTGTGGATTCGTCATCTTCTTGGATAGATTCAACTTCCTCTGTCTCGTCTAAAGCAGGACTTAATGTACCTCTGTCTACTGCTCTGTCTAATAAAGTATCTATTGCATCGTCCATCGGATTATCAAATCCAGATTCACTCGTGTTTACATCATCCGTTTGGGTAGAATTTTCACTCATAAATATCGTCTCCTATATAATTAAGAGAGTCTTGAACAACTCTCATCATCTCTCATCAGGGTTCTTCAAGAACCTCTATTTTTTTCCTTTTGTTACTGCGGGCTTTTTCATTGATTGTAACTTTTCTTTTAAGTTCAACATGTCTAAACATGCTGTTGAATTAACTCTAGCATATGATGCACCAAGCCCAATGTCACTAATCATAACACTTACCATTGAATCTAATTGTTCAATAGCTTTGTCTAACCTTTCATTCTCAACCATCATCATCTCCTTCCATCTCTTTGGTTTTGTTGTTTTTAGCTGTTACAGCTCTTTCTATATTTGACTGCACAGCTCCTAATGAAACCACTTGATGATAAATAAATTCACGAGCTTGAGTTTCATGGTGTTTCGTAGTGATCCAAGCTTTAAATAAATCATTCATCAAGTCTTCATATACAAATGTCATTGTGTCTTTTATATCTTCACATTGCCATCCTTTCTGCAGAACACGTTGACTATCATCATATGGTGTAACCTTTTTAGGTTTGCCTCCAACAGACACGTGTTCTTTATGTCTTTTATAATCACCCATCTCTCATCAATCTCCTAATAATTACGCTTTAGTAATTAACGTAGTGTGGACAACAGCTCCAGGAACAGTTGTATTACCTGTAACTCCATCTGCATTGCTAATTTGTACTATTAAATCTCCTGCTGCTACTGCAACATTTGTTGTACCATCCATTTTAGTAACATTACCAGTTAACCTACCATTAGCATCAACTGTAAAAGCTGACGGTTTAATATAAGTTAAGGCTGATACATCATAAAACCATACTTCACCCATTTTGCATTCCTCCTTGCATTTGCTGCATTTGCTGCATTTGTTGTTGCTGCTGTTGTTGTTCTGCAGCTTGCTTTTCATTCTCTTCCGTATCTTGATATAAACCTTGGAAGTCTACAGGAATCTTAACAGGTGTTGAAGCACCTTCAGTTCCTTCGGCTTTGATCTTAATCTCAGCCCAGTTTCTATTACTTTCGTCTTCTGCTTCAAGTAATTGACGCTTGTTATCTATCTTCTTATTATCTATCTCAGCTTTAATAAGACTAGTATTAGCATCTTGTTGTGCTTGAACAGCTTGATTAGAAGCTTGTTCTTGTTGCTGTCTTTCTTGTTCTTTAGCTTCAATCTGCTGCATAACTTCTGGATTATCTGGATCTACAAAATAATCAAGTGGATCTAATCCCATAGCAGTAACCATTTTAACGCCTAAATTAAAAGCAGCGTTTTGTGATATATACTTTCTAGATGTAGGATCTTGTGCCATAAGTGGAATTAACTCTCCAACCTGTTGTAACTTCTGTTGCATGTTGATATTAGAGTTTTCGCCAAGGTTAGCTTGAATATCTAAATCTAAATTAGAAGGAATCATTTGCAAATCACTTGGAGATATAGAAGCATAACCTTTATCAGTCTTATACATCATATCTTCTTTAATGTTTTGTTTCATCTCTTTCAATAAACCACGACACAGATCTTTAAAACCTGTTTCCATAAATCTTCTAGCAATATGCTCAATACGGATTTGAGCCGCACTTTGAGTTTGAGCCATCTTAGCTTCTGAGTTTCCAGATACGTATAACGCGTCATTCAAACCCATAGCAGCTTTTGTTAAACCTGTTGATTGCTCTTTCTGTAACTGAAGATATTCTAACATACCTTGAGTTCCAGGTGATATTGGATCAGGACCTATTTGTTGTACTGAGTTAACAGCTGGACCATTAGTAGCAATAACTTGTTTAGGTACAGGATTTTGTAATGCTGAGAAGTCTACTACATTTGGATCGGCTAGCGTTCTACCGTAGTTGCCAAAGTAAACATTCTCTACAAATCCTCTTAATATAGCTGTGGTAGCTTGCATTTGCGGGCGTACCATATCAGCTAAAGATAGACCATGATATTCGTGAGGAATCTCTACTGGATTTAAATCAGCTACAGGTATATAAGATACATCATCTTCTTGAAGTATATCATTACCAGCTTTAATAACATGCTTAAGCTCAGCAACTCCATCTCCATCCCTGTCAGATCTAATCCAACATTCAATAACTTCTAATACTGTATTAGCTTCATCAGAATCATCTAATGCCTCATTAGCTAACCAGTTGTCAATACCAACAGAATCTTTTCTTGATGATATCTCTTGAGACCAAGACATTCCGCGACCGACTTCAGCATTCTCACCAATTTCAGATAAGTCCTTTTGGAAATCAGGAAACATCTGTCTTATTTCAGAATAACTAAGCTCAACAACTTTAGCTACAAACGTAGCGTCTTGGATGCTCTTAGCATCTTTATTGATTAAGAATGCTTCGGGAGGTATAGCTTCAATAACAACTTTAGATTTATCTAGAGTTCTACGAAGTCTTACATTTTGATAGATTTGTTCCTGCGGTCCAGGCTCGTAATTCTCTGTAACTTCCAAATCCCCAACAATCTCTACAAGTGGATCTGCAAGAAGTTCATCTAGTACTGTCTCAGAAATCTGATCGTACTCTTCCATTTCGTACTCAGAATCTTCAACCCATGACCAGCTTAATGTTCCATTACCATATAAATAAGCAGACTTTACCCAGGTGTTAATTGTTTTCCACCCATCATTCTTATTAAATATACAGTAGTTAACTAGGTCTGAAGCTACTTTAGCCTGGTGAATATCACGCGGCTTCATGCTTCTAGGTACAAAGTTAGCAAGCTTATTATTATCTAATAACAGCTTTGTTGTTAAAGCAGTATAACTTTCAATAACCTCTGTGGTATCAGAAGATACAATCTTACTAACTCCCTGAGGTTTTAAATCACCTAACGGTGACATATTAAATTCATAAGTAGCATTTTCTCTTCTGGAAGACAGATCACCTGCTCCCGTTAGACCTCCAATACTATTACGAACTTTTGAATCAATCTGAGCGATCAATTCATCGTCAGTTACTTTTTTCAATTCCATACTCTCTCTCTCCGTTACAGCCAATTAGTCTCGTCTGTATGTGTATGTTGATTTAGTTCTCCAAAGGAGAAGCGTTGATTTGTTAAAGAATGACCATGAGTCCTGTAAGCTTCACAAGCTATAGCAAGAGCCATAACAGTATCATCATAATGACCTGTAGCAGCTTGCATCCTGTTATTCTCACCTACCAATATGTAATTCCTTAATTCATCTAAAATCAAGCTTGATGGGATATTTATATCATAATCCTTAACCATAGCTTGTAAGTTAGATATTATAGGCACTTTCGTGCTTACTGTAGTTTTAAATCCATATGAATTTATATCATTGCCAAGTCTTACATTAGCAGTCTTTCTTTGCTGATATAAGTTTGGATAATTCATAGAGTGTAGTTGTTGTATTGTAGCTAGTCCAATTGAGTTAGATTCAGGAGCCAGCAAACAATTGTTATACCACCTGCCTAAATAAAATAGAACGTGCCCAAAGAATACAGGATCAATCCTGTTATTTCTATATAGGGCTACAACATTTCTTTCGTTGTCCATGACAACTGCCGCGGAATAGTCTCCGCCCACACCCCCGGCGACATCCCCGCCGATGAGATATTTTTTATCTCTTTTAGGTGGTTCCCACACATGCAAGTCTCCTTCGATATCCTCATCGAAACTCGCATACTCTCTATTAAATTTTCTTATTGACTCAGGTGCAGAGTGTATATACTGATTGATTACTTCAACATCAAATACGTTTGAACCTGATTGGATGAAGCTTTCCTGAGCCGTGAACGGATATTCCTGTTTGAATAAAATAGAAGATGTTTCTGCAATTTTGATTCTGCGCCAGTATATCTGCTCATCATCTAAATCCCATTCGTCTTTAATCTTCTGTTCTTCAGATGTTAGTTCTAAACCATCTGGCACTGCAATCCTGTATTCGTCCTGGATATACCAAGGCACAAACAAAGATGTAAAATTTCCTAATTTTTTCTCTGCTTTATTCCAAAGATCGTAGTACACACCCTGCGCCCCGTTCGACGTAGAGTTGATAATAATTATACTTCCAGGAGAGAGTGAAATAGACTGGAATAGTCCAGCCATAACCTTCTCCGCACTCTGGAAAAATGCAGTCTCATCACATAATAAAGCTGTGTTTGTTGTCCCGCGACCCGGGTTATCCGCACCTGCAGTAAAACAACGATACATAGATCCGTTGTCCACAAACTTCATTTCTCTTTTATTTGATGCACTTAACTCAGGCTTTATATCCTTTGGCAAATCCTCGTAAAAAGTTTTAGACATACTAAATATACTTTCTGTCGTAGGCTTGTCTAAAGATATAATAACCGCTCTGGTAGAATTATAAAACAAAGCTCTATGAAAGATTAGTGCTGAGCTAATTGTACTGAAACCAGCTTGACGATACTTAGAGATAATCATTCTGACATGTCCCTTAGTCTTCATCTGCCTAGTAAATTCATCAACTACTAATTTTTGTGCCTTGTTTATATTTAATTTAATCTTACCCAGCGCGGCATCCTTCGGATAAATATATAAACATTCATTAATAAAAGCTTCTGGATTATTCTTCCAGTACTCCCATTGTTTTCTTTTCTCAAGCTCTTCAACTACTTCCAACAACTCATCATCGCTTGTCATTGTGTCTCCTACTTCTCGTTACCTACAAGCTGTAATACTCTAGCCTGCAGATCTTCTGTCGAAACATCTTTAACATTTTCCTTAATCACCTCAGCATCTGCTGTAGGTTCTATAAATTTATTTGCTTCTATAATAGCTTTCATTGCTAAACTATCACCTGCAGTCGTAGCTTGCGCGAAGTTCCTTCTTGCAATCTCTACTAGCATATCAGCAGGACTCAATCCTTCACCTCTACTGAAAGCCTCTTTAGTTAATGTTAATTTATTTTTTGAGCCAATCGGTTTTCCCTTAGGATTCCCGGACTCCCCTTTCTTCCAGTGCTGCTTAGCAGCGTTAGGATGTTGAGGTTCACCTTTTTTAAACGGCATACTTCCTCCTTAATTTTTAGAATCATTTAAAAAATATACAGAACTGTAGCAACCCCGAGGTCACTGCTTTCCCTGTATGTTCTTACGTAGCAATCCTGTTGGTACGAATGGGCTCTGTTGAGAGCTCTGTATACTTATTAAATAATTCTGTGTTTTCTAAAATTTTATATGTTTGGCACCTGTGGGTTAAATCTATATAAAGAGCCTAGTGCATTAGATCAAGAGCCCCCAAGATCAAGAGCAAGAGACAGGAGCTTTAGATCAAGAGCTTAAGAGCTAGAGCAAGAGCTCAAATGCTACAATCATGTAGTATCTTATAATAATAAAGGAGATTCAAATGTATAAATCAAAACTAAACGATGATCAAAGACTCATCATGAAAATTAAAGATCTACCTGTTCCTCAACGTAGATCATATATCCAACGTCTATCCTCACAGGCTATTAGTAATATAGTAGCTTATGTAGCTTCTTCCACTAAGTGGAATTATCAAGGCTATGATTCATCTGATAGATGGACTAATGATCACCTCAAGTGTTCTATTGAGTACGATCATGTAACTGAATCTATTCACTTCTTTAATAAGATCATTAAAGATGAGTTTGTTTCTAAACCTGAAGACGTCTTTTCACCTGAAGAGATGGAAGATCTAGGTCTTAATACTCCAGGAGTCTGGAAGTAAGAGACAAGAGACAAGAGATAAGCGACTTGTGCGTGTAATTACTTTGTAGATACCACATGTAACACATAATGTGAGCGAGTGATTGCACGCTGAGTTGAACCTATCTATTACCTAAAGATTAGCTTAATATGCTATAAGATCTTTATAGTTTATTAATGTAATCTTTCAATTAACCAGGAGACTATTATGTCATATCCATATAAAGAACAAGATGAGGAATACGCTCGTCTTATAGATTATGCTCAGGTATTATCTAATAAATACTTCAGATCATTAGATCAGTTCGATGAGAATGAATTGAATTCAGCTGAATCATTTGAAGCTGTCTCACATTTATTCGAAGAGATCTTTGCTAATCAACATCAAATTGAAGAATATGGTGTTATCTGGAGACCTCAATCATATATACATCAAGCTCATATGGAGAAGTGGAATGAAATAGATTCACCGAACTGGGCTCGAGTATATTAACTAATTGCTTTGGGCTCTTAGGGATTATCTAATTCCTTGCCCAAGGGAATATCGTGGATGCGGATACATTCAGTCCTACCTTTATATTTCTTCTCTATAAGGGAGTGGTCGAAATAATCTGCTTTTTATAATAATAAAGGAGACAATTATGTCTAAAGTTGGTCATGTTATATCAAGGGAGTTAGGAAGAGTTAAATACAGGTTTCCTAACAATTATGGTGCTTCTGTTATTCAGAATGAAATGAGTTATGGCGGTAAAGGTGGTCTATACGAGATCGCTGTACTGAAATATCATTCAGATGATGATGAAGATTGGAGCATTACTTACGATACTCCGGTGACAGACGATGTTATTGGGTGGGTTCATCCTAACGACATCGAAATGCACTTATTAGAAATCAAAGCATTATAGGAGGTAATAATAATGATGTTTAATAAAATTAAAAAGGATGTAATCGACGATCAAACGATTAAAGATTACGATCCTTTATCTAGCTTTAAATATAAATGGCTAGTTAAAATGGAATCAGAACCAACATATCATTTAGCTGTTGGAAATGATGCAGAGCAAGCAATGAGAATTGCTAATGGCGAGTTTAAACTGAAAGTTATGTGGGAAACATGGGATCATAATAAGAAAGAATATGTCCTTATAGAAAGACCCAGCATATATTGTGATGAACTTGCAAACATTACAATCAAAGCAACATCAGCTGAGATATTAGGAGTAACAAAATATCTTAAGAAAAAGGAGGATATATGTTAGAAGTTTTAATAATTCATACAGTAATTCTTATCGGAGTTATTGTAGGTCTGGCATGCGTATTTGTACCATTCTTTATGGATATGAATGAGCGCATTAATAATAAATATCAAGAACCTGAAATTGAATCATTTGCTGATTTATTTAAAGAAGATGATGATGTTTTAGACATTGATATAATAATAAAACATAAGGAGTAAACTATGTCTAGTAAAAATATAAACGATGCAATCAATGAGTTAATCATTTATGAAGAATTCATGGGTTGTACTAACACATTTCCAATGAGATCTATGACGCTGCAAGAACTTAAAGCGCCAATAAACGATCTTGAAGAAGATCTGTTCGATGAGTTTCAATACTTCAAGAAACGTTTTAACTCTCAATACAAATAGATCTATCACCTGAGCACGTGATTAAAAGGCTCTTTATTTAAGTGCTTTCAATGAGAGTATTTAAATAAGGATTTCGATCCTTAATGATCTGAATAGATGGGCTATTCAGACAATCAATGTCAATATAAGGAGAATTATATGGCACAAGTTAAAATCACTGGTCATCTAGGCCAAGACCCGGAGACGGGTAAAACAAAGAATGGCAATGAGATGTCTAAGCTCAGAGTCGCAGAATCTAATGATTATTATGACGAGGCTTCAAAGTCTTGGATTAAACGAGAACCAACTTGGTGGTTCGTCACTGGATTCACCAACACAGTTCGAAAGGCAATGTCAGAACTTAAGAAAGGTTCTAAAGTGTCAATCGAAGCAAGAATCGAGAAGACAGAAGAAAATGTCGATGGTTCTTGGAATACAAAAGTGTATGTAAATGCATATAAAGTTTCAGAGATACTTCCTGAAGCATAATGTATACAAGTGCATTTTTGATGGTTGTGATGGGAGCAGTGTTCGCTGCTTCTGTCACTCTTCTAGTGTACATGGCACTAGATCAACTAAGGATAATTAATGACAAGGAGTAATTATGTCAATAGTTAGAGACAGTGAAACTGATTTCACAGCAATGCTGACTGGAACAGATATGGCGTGGTGGTTACATTACAACAACAAAATGTCAATCCAAGAAGCTGTTGATACTGTAGAAATCAACAAAGGTAGAGAGTTTTATGTTAGACTACCATTAGAAGTAAAAAACACCGATGATCTTATACAGTACATCGGATTATCTAAAATGATTAAATAAAGGAGCTAACATGGAAAACTTTCATCCTAAAGTAAGACTCGAGGCATTCAACTACCTGGAGAAACTGAGAAGATCAGGCGAGCACAATATGTTTAGTGTTCGTCCATATCTTATGGCAGTACTTGATCTTGACAAGCACAGAGCCGGAAGACTTTTATCTATGTACATGGAGGGTACTTTAGTAGAAAACGTAGTTAAGAGATAATTTAATAATGTCATTTATATAATATAAGGAGTATTATCTTCGAGAATTCAATATACCTGACAATTTGTACCGAAGTTAGACAGCTAAAAACAAAGTCCTACAAATATTGTAAGACCAAGTAATTGCTGAAGTAAGAGTGACAAATGTAGTTTTCAAAATTCATAGTCACAAATGTAGTTTTTCAAATTAATATAACAAAGGAGAAAATAATGTCAACCACATCATGGATAAAAACTGGTAACTTTAAAACAAGAAAGAATCCTATGCAGCCAGAATCAATTGTAGAATCATTAGTTAAAGCTGAAGGTCCTCGTTGTAAGCATTGTGATAGTTTATTCGCACCTAAGTATACAAAATATCCTGCAAAATATTGTGAATGTTATACTATCATAAGCAATAATGAAGAACATCTTGTTACAAAAAAGATCAGAAATAAGGTAACATATAAGAAAATCCATAAAAATAGTAAAGGCAAATATCCGTTATATGAGGATATAAAAGATAAATTAAAATAACAGGAGAAATAATAATGGGAAATAGAGCAGTTTTATGTTTAAACGATAGTGATGAAAGTTTTAATAAAGATGCAGTCGGAATTTATCTTCATTGGCACGGAGATATAAAAAATATTGACTACTACTTAAGAGTTGCTAGAAGAACAATGGGTAACAGACTAGGTGATAGTGAATATGCTAAAGCAAGATTAATTGGTGTTATACACGAAGAGATCGAAGGTAACTTATCACTAGGAGTGGGAATAGTTGGAAATATGGACTATGATAATATTGATAACGGAACATATGTTATTAATTGTGAAAAATTAACAATAACAGGAAGGAGAAATAATTATGAAGGAAGATAGCGAAATGCAATGGTTAGAAATAACATTCCAGTTAAAAGCAACGGTTGATAAAATAAAACTTGGATATGATAATTTCAATAATGCAGAAGTAACTGTAAAAGGAAAAGATTGGTTCCATGTTGGACCAGGAAATAATATCAAAAAATTAGTAAAAGA